CGGGTAATCGTCCGCGTAATGTCGCTTTGAGTCTTAACCGCTAATTTCTCAAGCGATAAGATTTCCATCATGTCGATAATATTATTTACCGAGTGTTGGAGGGGCGAATAAGCACGAGCGCCGGATGCAAGTTGAGGATCGTAAAGGTGAATCACCGCGTTGGCTGGGACGAGGCGCGAGCTTCCGTCGGAACGGATGACATTGTATGCGATAGGTTGTCCGTAAGGGCCAAACTGTATCCCATCAATCATGCCTGGGGGTGGAGCGCCATCGACAGCGTTGCCAACGCGGTGAGATTCAATTATTTGTAACTTCGGCTGGTTATTGGGGCCGCGGGTCTTAATGATAAACACTTCACCGTCGCGGTGCATTAACCGGCAACAAATGTGCTGGATTTCAAAGAAAGAATAACGACCGGTAATGTCGCAAGCCCGAGAAGCCCATTGATTAAAATATGCTTCTGCCACGTCATCCCAGATTTCATCCCCAGATTGGGCTTGGTGTTTAATGCCGTTGCCTACCGAATATAAAGCTACGTCCGAAAGGATTTGACGAATTAGACCAGCGTTTAATTCCAGATACCGGGTCTTTCGCATGGTTTCCATGCGATCGAACACGGTCATCGTTTTCTTGAAGTCTTGCGGCCATGAACTCCAAATCCAGGAACGTTTGTTTGAGAACTTTGCCGCCTCGAAATTTGAAAATACTCCCGGCCCCGACGACGACGCTTGCTTTACAGGGCCAGAGAAGGATGCTTTGGGTGCTTTAGGCACTTTGGCCTTTGGCACTTGTAAGATTTTCTTCTTTGGCTTCTTTTGCATAAATTAAAACCCGCGGAAATTATTAAGCATATTGATTACCCGGACACGATCGGGTGAACCGTATTTAATGGGGTCTTTAACCATCAAAGCGTATCGAGCTTCCAATAACGTTTCTTGAATCGTCATCGGAAATTGCTTAACTACATGAGTCCCAGAATCTTGATACTCCATCATCGTCTTGCCCTGTTTGAGAAGCGTGACCGCTTGTGCCACGATTGCCTCAATGTCAGGAATTTCTAAAATAAGGAAAATACCTTGCGCTCGCGCCATACCTCTTGCCGTATGTCAAAAGGGCTGGCCGACGTTGATTTTGTTATTCAACCACGAATACCAAGCCCATGCCAACGCCGACCAGCTTGACTGTAATTTGCCCAGGATTTACGGCTCGTCAATACTTTCACCCGGTTTCACTTCCTTCTCGGCATCCTTGTTATCCACAGATTTTGCTTTCAACTTATTACGACCTACAAGGCGGGCCATGATAGCGGGCAAGACTCCCATCGTCTCGCAGTCGAATAGGTGATTGGCACGTTCACCGATAGGAAGCCAAATAGGTTGGCCATTGGCTGATTTGGTGCGGTGTTCCGATTGCATTTGTTTGCGGTATTCATCACCCGCATCCTCCGGGTAAGTATGCTGTCCAGATCGACGTAGCCGCGTAAGGGAATCCTTTAGGACAAGATTGGAATATAAATATAACTTACAGGATGATTGACCTACCTGGATAATTTTTGCTTTCTGATAGGGGCGATAGGAAATCTTAATGCCATAGGGCGTTTGAATCCGGTGGGGGAATTCATTTTGTCCCGAACCCTTAGTAGCGTTCCAGCCGTAGCGAGCGCACATCCGATATGTCGCATCGGTATTAGGGCCATCACCAGAGTCCACAAAAACAAACAAGGGAGATACTTCGTGCCTTACTTGCGTTTCACGTAGTTGTTCCTCCGTATCGCAATAACCCCATTGAACCATCCGAGATTTGCCATCAATGCTCCAAGCCCGCACAATCCAATAAAACCCTTTACGCTGGCAATCCACGGACATAAATCGCAATCGAGCAAAGACTTTACTCTTTTTATGCTCATCGGTAATGGGCGGGTCTTGTAACTTGCCATCAACCATGGCTCCCTCGTTTTCCCAAATTTCCAGCATCTTGTAGGATTGAGGCATAACTTCGCCGCCCCCTTCATCTGGATCTTCGGCCCACGGCATCGCCAATCGTTTTTGCTTAAACTCAATCCGCAGGGTTTCGTCGCCGTGTTCGTCAAACGCTTGCTTTGCCCGAATAGCCAATTCCGCAAGCTTGCCCCAATCTAAACCCCATTGAGCGCAAAGACTATTCCAATGGAATCCGACAATACCCTTGGGAGCGCCAGGATTCATTGGGACGTATTGTAGAGTCTTATTTAATTCCTGTCGGACGATAAAGGAATCTTTATAGCGGTGCTTGCAATTCTTACATTCGTAGGTGCAACCTTCTTTGACTTTATCAATGTCCCAGCCGGCCCCGCCTTTAGCATGCTCTGGGTAAATAATTTGTTCCCATTCCCACGGCTGACGGAAACCACATTCAAGACAAGCAAAGGTTAATTCCCGACGATCGGATTGATACCATAAGTTAGTGAAATCATCCCCTTCAAAGCCGCCTTGAGATACCAGCAAAGTTTTACCCTGCCAGATAAACGCGGTGCGGCGAGCTAATGCTTCGGACAAATGACCTTTAGGCCAGAGCCACACTTCGTCACCGCCTAAGTAGCGGATGGAACGGCGTTGGAGATTCTTTTTATTGTTCGCACCTAACACCCAAATTGTATTCCGTTGAAAGCGAGTTTTTTTCCATTGATTACGTTCGGCTTGTTCCATCTTGCTAAACGTTTCTGGGGTTGCCTCCCACATTGGACGCAAGCGGTCTTTTTGCCAATCTTGAGCATTGTCATCAACGTCTTGGAGCAACAGCGTAGGCCCTGGAGCGCGAGCTGGAATATAACTACTCCAAAGCTCAAGTAAGGACGATTTGCCCATTTGCACCGCACCCATAACAACTATCGTTGTAATTTCTGGGTCAAGCAAAGCCCGCAAGATAGGGGCAAGGTAAGGGGTAGATTCAATGCGGAAAGGGCCGGGTTGCGGCGAACCTGGAACCTCTTTTACATTTTTTTCGAGCCAATCGACAATATCCCCCATCGGGTCAGGTGCGAGCAAACCGCGAATATGATTTTCAAATAAATGGACTGTCTTAGGATTGTTAATCAAAGTCGTCGGAGTTTTCGGAGTTATCTGGAATTTCGATTACATCGGGGCCTTCCGTCTCGACCGGCAACGGCTCTTGTTGATCATCTTTTAAGACCGCTTGTTCGGCCACTTCTATCATGGAACTCATTCGTTCCAGCAATTTGCGGACTTCATCTTCAATAATTTTCATCGCGCGGCCTGGACTATCGGGATTAACTTTGGGAGCAAGCTTGGTAGGCAACTGATTTAATTCCTCGCGCATTTGCGAAGTGACGGCTCCGAACCGCTGGATAGCCGTATCTACTTTGATATAAACTTGGCTGGCGATTTCTTGGGCATCCTTGCTTTTCTCAAATTCTCGCAGGGTCTTAGCCGCCTTGTCATAGGTTGCATAAAACTTATTACAGTCTGGATCGTCTTGCTTTAACTTATCCTCATACTTCAAGTAAGCATCATGAACGATTTTCTTTTGAAGTTTAATTTGTTCATCAATGTCATCAATCGACGTGGACGAATAGGATGACTTATTACCCTTGCGGCTTTCGGAATTATACCAAGCTTCCGCGGCCTCAATCGTATCGAGGGGCATCCCTTGCGAAATATAATTGTTTACCGTTTGCTTGGGAATCCCAAGCCGGCGCGAAATATCAATGGGTCGAATTGGCATTTTTAATGATGCTACGTTTGCGAGATTCGGAAAGCTTGGAACAAGCATACTCCGATTTCATATAAACGCTGGGAGGCAAATTGAGTTTTTTTTGTATCCGTTTGACGTGATAAGAAATGGTTGCCCGATTGACTTTGTATTGTCGGGCTAATTCAGTCATGCTGGGTTGCCCTGGAACACCAAGGGCAAGTAAGATCATCGTGCCTTGCATCTTTACTTCTGGCTTATTGGAGTCATCCAAAACTGAAATAATGCGGCGAATTACGTCCAATACTTGCGCTTCATCAAAAAACTTTTCTTCCGTTTCCTCCGCGGCCTTTTCGTGAATAAACTTTCGGTATTGGTGCTGGGTCATATAAGACAACCAATTTGAGTCCTCGTCCAAGGAATCATTATTGGAATTCAAAAGTAAATACCGATGGGCTTTGGGAACACCGGAATCTAAAGGGTCATTGGGGTCAAAGCCGGTTGCCCGCAAAGCATCCTTTTCCTCTGGGGTTGCTTTACGCCAAAGATTCCGATACTCGTTTTCCAATTTATTCCGAGGGGTCATCTTCACCGTGGATATGCTCAATGCCATTACAGACCAAGAGCATCACACTTGCTTCGCGGAGCAAAAGTTCCGCTACCTCGGGGGCATCCTTGTTAATTTCCAGCGCCCGCTGCAAATGTCTCACGGCGATTTTCTCAAGGATCTTACAGTCCTCTCTTAACTGAACGACTTTATCAATGTCGTCCTGGTTGTCATAATTGAACATACAACCATAAAACCCCGAAAACCGCCCCAAGACAAATTCAACCGATGATTTGTGTGAAATGGAATCCAGAGTCCGTCTTGCCTATCAAACCCTTCCTAATGCCAAACCGGATGGTCGCAACCGCCTTCGCCCGATCTATCCTCTCCCCATATACCGCGCACCAAGTATCCATGATGGCCAATTCCATTCTCGACCGCATCATGGGGTTCGGGTCGATAAGGGATAAAACGGCTTTGATTTCGACGACCCTTTGTTCGGACTTGGCTTTCCTGGCCTCGTTGAGCATCTGCAAATGCTCGGCAAGGGCTTCTGGGTTAGCGTCCCATCGCTTCTTCCAATACTCCGCAAGCTTGCACTCTTTGTATTTCTTGGGGTCAAGACGGCGGCGGTAGAATCGTGGCATGGGGGAAAGGGGGCTAAATGGATTACTCATTATGGTCAAGCCAAAGCGTTAGACCATAAAATGAGTTTTATCCATTTTATTAAATTTAATATTATACTACGTATATTAAATTTTATGTCTGTCCGGTGAAATGTCCGGTGAAATGTCCACGTCGTGTCCACGCGTAAAAACACGTGTTTTTGATTACAATACCCCCGGGTTTTTAGTGGGGTGGCGGGGCTAAAGCCCCCCCCGAAAGATTTGGCAAAAGTAGACTTCCTACCGGGGGTGCGCGTTATTCGGCACTTTTTAACGTTTTGGCGCTGATTTTGGCGACATGGAAAGCGGCCGTTTTGGTGCGGTTTTGACCTGACAAGCCAAGTTTGGCCCGAGAATAGAGAAGAAAAACCGCGTTGAATTGCTTTGGCCATCCCTTGATCTGGAGAGGCCGCCCTACCTTGTGGAGCTCGGCCTGGAGCGCGGAGCTCGGCCTGGAGCGCGGAGCTCGGCCTGGAGCGCGGAGCTCGGCCTACCCTGTGGAGCTCGGCCTAGAGCGCGGAGCTCGGCCTAGAGCGCGGAGCTCGGCCTACCCCCTAGAGCTCGCCCTACCCCGGAGAGGCCGTCCTACCGCCTAGAGGCCGTTCTAGCCCTTAGAGGCCGTCCTAGCCCCTAGAGCTCTCCCTACTCTAGAGAGCTCGATCTGTCCCCTTGCCTTTTCATCCCTTAAAACTTTTTTAATCAATTTGCTTTACAGGAAGAGGAAAAGGTGTTTCACTGTCTTTACTTAAGCAAAACAAACCTATGCAAAACACCTATTCGACTTTAGATTTAATTATCGCCGCACGTGCGTTAAATCGCGCTGTAAAACTTTATTATTTAACTAATCCAAAAATTTCTAAATTGGAATTAGAAGAAGCTTTTGAGCGCTTTCTTATGATCGAGGGCGGCAAGCGCTTTAATGCAAATCACCGTGCTTTTGTAATCGCTAATAACTACTAAATTTTCCTTTCCTTCCCATGAAAACCAAAAAACAAACTACAGGCCAAGCGCTGAAACGCGCGGCCATTTACTACGTTCAGTGCAATAACCATTTTCTCTACTATCATCCTACAACTTGCGCGGCCAGGGCCGAATTTCTGCAAGCTGAGCGTGCCCACAACGGCAGCGCGACCTATTTAGATTTTGATATTGATCGCGCGGAGGAATATATTGTCCGGGGTGTTGGCCGCGCTTCGCGTAACTTTAAAAACTAAATTTTCTTTTCTACTATGAATATCAAAACCGTTTTAATCGCTTTGGCAATCGCGGCCCTTGTCGCCTTTGTTTTGTGGGCTTTGGCTACCGGCCCGAGTCTATTTGAAATCATCGACAATCCGAAATTCTAAACTCTAAAATCTAAACTCTATCCCTTTCCTCATATGAAAACTAAAAAACAAAACAAAACTAAGTTGCCTCCAGCGGATCAATACTTTGTCGAAGTTTGCAACTGTCTTTCGGCGCTTCACGCACAACTTGCGCAAATGCCAGCGCGAGAAGATTCTTCCGCAGCGCGAGTCAAATATCTTTTAGAAGAAGCGATTAGTGTAATATCGCTGCAACTTTTTTTGAATATTGAGAAGCGCAAAGGAAAAACTTTTAACCTCCCAAAATAACAAATAACTAAAATAAATAAAATGAAAATCACCTTAAGCGAATATGAGTTTGTACGTCTTTTAATGCAAGACGACGTTGCTAAATGGACGCGCGAAGCGGCTTTTGCCTTGTGGGACTACTACCAAAATTTAGAACAAGATTCGGGAACTGAAATGGAATTCGACCAGGTTGCAATCCGGTGCGATTGGAATTTGTTCGCAAGCGCTTTCGAAGTAGCAGAAAGTTTGGAAAACTCTTTAGGGGTGAATCCTAAAGATTTCGACGCGGATTGTCCGCACGATTGTAAAATGATCGAAAAACAAATTGAAAAAGCTTTGGAGAATGAGGGTT